CACAAGGGGGTCCGATAGGTAATTGGACATCTCGGTACGGTGCTGGGTGGGCTAGGAGCGGATATGGTCCAACTGGACAAGGGGTATTAGGCTATGGAGGGGGTGGATCAACGGTTGCTGGAGGTGTTTATAGCGCGGCCGCTAATTCAGGACAGGGAACGGCTTATTCTGCAGCAGGTTCAGGATATTGTTTAATTAAATGGCAAGAATAAAATGGAAAATCTAATAGCAATTATAAAAGAAGGTAAAGTAGATAATATTATAGTAGCATCTGATGAGTATGCTGAAACTTTACCTGAGCAAACAATCAATGTAACAGGTCAAGAGGTTGGAATTGGATTTACTTATTCTAATGATACTTTTACACCTCCTGTAAAATCTCAAGAGGAGCTTGAAGCAGAAGGTAGATCCTGGAGAGATTCTGAATTAAAAAAAACAGACTTTATAGTTCCATTAACTGATTTTCCAAATCATGCAGCTTGGATAACATACAGACAACAATTAAGAGATTGGACTGCAACAGAAGATTTTCCAAATACTAAACCTACAGCACCAGCTGAATTATAAATTGTAATTTTGCACTATGGCACTAACAAAACTTATAACAGATTTAATTGACGGAGATCTCGGAGGAGGTACTACTTGGGTATCAGATCCTAAAACAACTAACTTCCCTGCAGTTGCTGGAGAGGGTTATTTTGTTGACACTACAAGCTCTGCAATTACAGTTACATTACCTGACTCACCAACTGCTGGAGATGAATTAACTATAGTTGATTATGCTGGTACTGCTAACACTAATAATATCACAATAACATCCTCTGATAATATTAATGGCTCATCTAATGATGTTAAAATAGATTTTGAAAGAGGTGGGGTATCTATGGTTTATGTAGATGCTAATCAAGGATGGATAGCTTATAATGCTGCCAATGAAACCGCTACAGGGTTAATTGATATTCCTAGTGTAATAACAGTTGATTATTTAGTAGTCGCTGGAGGAGGAGCAGGAGGTGGCGTTGGTGTAGGGGTTTTTGGTGGTGGTGGTGGAGGTGCTGGAGGTTTAAGAACAAGCTACACAAATACATCATCTCTAAATGGTCATAGCGAATCAACTTTAACTTTAGACCCAAACACAAATTATACAGTTTCAGTTGGAGGCGGTGGCTCTTATAGTGCATCAACAAGAGGTGCAAATGGGGCAAATTCTACTTTTGCTACAATAACATCAACTGGAGGTGGCGGTGGCGGTTTAAGCGATAATACCAATTTAACAGGAAAAGATGGCGGTTCTGGTGGTGGTGGTGGTTACTCGGGTGGAACTGGAGGTTCAGCTGTAACATCGCCTGTAACTCAAGGTCACAACGGGGCCACAAATGATGCTTCTGGTACTGGTGGTGGTGGTGGTGGTGCTGGTGCTGCCGCTAATAATACACCTACTGTAGGTGATGCTGGAGTAGGTTTAGCTGTAAATATCCTAACAGCTACAAATGCTACAAATTCTGGCGTGGGACAGGTGTCTGGGTCTGATGTTTACTTTGCTGGTGGAGGAGGGGGTGGTGATAAAGCCTCTCAAACATCTACAACCTTTGGAACTGGTGGCACTGGTGGTGGTGGCAATGGAGCATCAGATTATAATACGACAGTAGCTGAACAAGGTTCAGACAATACTGGAGGTGGAGGTGGTGGAGGTTCAACTGATGATCTAGCTGGTGCAAGTGGTGGCTCTGGAGTTGTAATTTTACGTTATCCAAACTCTTTTACATTAGCAAAAGGCTCTGGAATTATAGAAGCGAGCGGTTCACCATTTACAGAGGGATCGGATAAAGTATCAGTATTCACAGGCGGAACAGGAACAATATCATTTAGTTAATAAATAAAATAAATATACAATGGCACACTATGCGTTTTTAGATATGCAAAACATCGTTACCGAGGTGATAGTCGGTAAAGACGAAACAGATGGACCAACAAACTGGGAAATCCACTATGGCAACATCAGAGAACAGGTTTGCAAAAGAACATCGTACAATACAAGAGGAGGGGTTTATTATGACCATGCAACAGGAGAATCCGCAGAAGATCAATCAAAAGCATTTAGAAAAAACTATGCTGGAATAGGATATACATACGATGAAACTCGTGATGCATTTATTCCTACACAACCATTTGATAGCTGGGTTTTAAATGAAGATAGCTGCCTATGGGAAGCTCCTGTAGAGTATCCAGATGATGGGGAAATGTACACCTGGAATGAGGATACTACTAGCTGGGATTTAGTTACTGAGGATTAATAATTAAAAAATAAATAATGGCGTTTACAAAGGCAACATTTGACTACTTAGATTCTGGAGGGTTAATAAAGTGGATTACAACTGAACAAACATCTAATTTTACAGCTGTAAGCGGTGAGGGTTATTTAGTGGATACTAGCTCTGCTGCTATCACAGCATCTCTACCAACCTCACCTAATGTTGGGGATGAGATTATCATAGTAGATTATGCCTCAAATGCTGGTACAAATAATATTACACTAGATCCTGGAACGCTAAACCTTAGGGGTGCTACTGATGATTTAGTACTTTCTACCAATAACCAAACCGCTAGGCTATTATATTCTGGCGCTACTAAAGGCTGGTTGGTTACTACAGAGGCTGGTGCTGGAGGAAGCTCAAGCTCAAGCTCTATTGCATCTGAATTTGACGCAGATTTTCTTGTCATAGCTGGTGGTGGTGCTGGAGGAGGTTCTTATTATGGAGGTGGTGGTGGAGCTGGAGGTTTACGGACTTCTTATGGTTCTCTAACTGGAGGTGGCGCTGCATCTTTAGATACGCTAAATTTATCTATATCGCAAAGCTACACAGTTACTGTTGGAGCCGGAGGAAGCGGTAATAGTTCAGCGAATGGAGATAGTGGATCAAACTCTGTTTTTCATAATATAACCTCTACTGGAGGAGGTGGAGGTGGAGGTAGCACCAGCACAAGCGCAGATATACGAGGTAAAAATGGGGGTTCTGGTGGTGCTTGGGGAGCTTATGGTTCTAATTCTTCCCGAATTGTAGGGCAAGGATCAGCTGGGCAAGGATATGATGCCGGAGGTTCAAATTTAACTAGTAATCCATATTCACCAGGTGGAGGGGGCGCTGCAAGTGTAGGTGCTCAAGGTGATGATACTGGTGCTGGAGGTTCTGGATTAGCAGTTGATTTTGTAAATAGCTCAAATGCCAATACCGCTGGTGTTGGTGAAATATCTTCAGGGATTGTTTATTATGCTGGAGGGGGTGGCGGATCTACTCTTGCTAATGCTAGTTCTGCTAACGTAGGTGGAATTGGAGGCGGTGGTAATGGAGCAATTTATAATAGCTATCAAAACAGCACACAACCTCAGGGAGGTGGCACTAATACAGGTGGTGGAGGTGGAGGCGGTGTTCATGCTGGAGCAACTGTTGGAGGTTCTGGTGGTTCTGGAGTGGTTATGGTTTCATATCCAACGGATTATACTGTATTAGCTGATGCTGGATTAACAGAAATTACATTTACGGAAAACAATAGAAGAATAACAGTATTTACCGCTGGAACAGGAACAATAACATTTGGAGCAGCATAAACAATAATTAAATAAAATGAATAAAATTAGAAAAATAAGTGTAGGGCGTGATTATAAAAATGACGCAATGCATTACCAAATTGGTCAAGAAGTTTTCGGTGGCCATAAAATATGTGATATAATACAAGAAGATTCAACATATAACATATACATTGAAAAAGATGATGAAGTAATTATATGGAAACATTTTAATGAAAATATGGCTATAAGCGTTGAATACGACTTAAATTATTAATATAAATTAAATTAAATGAAACATTTACACTGTTATATTGTTGAACCAATAAACGGTAGATACAAAAACAAAAACAAAAATCTTATATTAAATACATCAATAGAAGACCATAAATTTGTAAATAGAGAAGGAATTATAAAACAATTACCTATTAATGTTGAAAATGATTATTTGCAAATAAATGATAAAGTAATTGTACACCATAATGTATTTAGAAGATTTTATGATGTTCGCGGTAAAGAAAAAAACAGTAGTAGTTATTTTGGAGAAAATAAATACTTTTGTTATGATGATCAAATATTTCTTTATAAAAGAAATAATAAATGGCGTACACCACCAGGGTATTGTTTTGTAAAACCAATACATAGTTTAAATAAATTTACAGAAGAAAAAGAAGAACCGTTAACAGGTGTTTTAAAGCACTTAGGGGACGATTTAAGAAGCTTTGGATTGCAAGACAATGATTTAATAGGTTTTACGCCAAATAGTGAATATGAATTCATTATAGATAATCAAAAATTATATAGAGTACCACTTAATTCAATTTCAATTAAATATGAACGTAAAGGATCTGAAACCGAATATAATCCAAGCTGGGTATAAAGCAGTGCATGAGCTTATAAGAGTTGCTGAAGAAGAAATAATAGTTGACGGTGGAGAGGATGAACTTGCTGCTGATAGATTAAAAAACGCAGCGGCTACAAAAAAATTAGCAATTTTTGATGCTTTTGAAATATTAACACGTATTGAAGCAGAAAAAAACCTAATGGAAAATAAACCTATTGAAGATAAACAAAGCTTCAGCGGGTTTGCAGAAAGAAGATCTAAATAATGTACGAGCAATATCTAGTAAAAACTATAACACCTGTAAAACCAAATATTATAAAACGGATGAACCGTTATAATAAATGGGAATATGGCTATAATAAAGAATATGATATTATAGTAATAAGTAAAACAGGTAAAATTGGTGATATAATAGAAATTCAAAACTTGTGTATAGCATTACCTGAAGAGCCTAAAGATATTGATAAAAAAACAGATAGATGGATACCAAGTGATTATCCAAAAGAATTAAATCAAATTAAAAGTATATTTGATTGGGAAGCATATCCTGAATCATTTAAATCAAAATGGTATGGCTATATCGATAAAGAATTTACAAAACGTGAAGAAGGTCATTGGTTTAATAATAAAGGTAAGTCTACCTATATTACTGGTACTCATTATATGTACTTGCAATGGACTAAAATTGACGTTGGGAAACCAGACTTTAGGGAGGCAAATAGATTATTCTTTATATTCTGGGAAGCTTGTAAGGCAGATAAACGATGCTACGGTATGTGCTACCTTAAAAATAGACGATCAGGATTTAGTTTTATGTCATCTGCCGAAACCGTTAACATGGCAACAATATCTTCGGATTCAAGATTTGGAATATTATCAAAAACAGGTGCTGATGCAAAAAAAATGTTTACTGATAAAGTTGTACCCATATCAGTTAACTACCCATTCTTTTTCAAACCAATACAAGATGGAATGGATAGACCAAAATCAGAGCTTGCATACAGGGTACCAGCATCCAAACTCACAAAGAAATCGATTACGGAAAAAAGTGAAAAGCAAATACTTGAGGGACTTGATACAACAATAGACTGGAAAAATACAGGGGATAACAGTTATGATGGTGAAAAGCTTAAGTTATTAGTTCATGATGAATCAGGTAAATGGGAAAGACCTGATAATATTCTTAATAATTGGAGGGTAACAAAAACAACATTAAGATTAGGTAGTCGAATTATTGGTAAGTGTATGATGGGATCAACATCAAATGCTTTAGAAAAAGGTGGTGGAAACTTTAAAAAATTATACAATGAATCAGACGTTACAAGAAGGAACAAAAATGGACAGACTAGCTCGGGATTATATAGTTTGTTCATACCTATGGAATGGAACTACGAAGGATACATTGATTCTTTTGGATACCCTGTCTTTGATACTCCAGAAGAACCCGTACTTGGAAACGATGGAGAGTACATTGATATTGGAGTAATTGACTTTTGGGAGAATGAAGTTGATGGTTTAAAACATGACTCTGATGGTTTAAATGAATATTATAGACAATTTCCAAGAACTACTGAACATGCATTTAGAGACGAAGCAAAAAATAGTATATTTAATTTAACTAAAATATACGAGCAAATAGATTATAACGAAGACCTTGCAAGACAGGGAGTTGTAACTAAAGGAACATTTTCATGGGAAAATGGAATTAAAGATAGTAAGGTTATTTTTAACCCAAATCCTTCAGGTAGATTTTTAGTTTCGTGGATTCCTCCTAAGAACCTGCAAAACAATGTAATAGTAAAGAATGGAACTAAGCATCCTGGAAACGAGCATATGGGTGCTTTTGGATGTGATTCTTATGATATATCTGGAACAACAGATGGGATAGGTTCTAAAGGTTCTTTACATGGTTTAACTAAGTTTAGCATGGAAGATGCTCCGCCCAATACATTCTTTTTAGAATATGTTGCAAGACCTCAAACAGCTGAAATATTTTTTGAGGATATGTTAATGGCAATTATATTTTATGGTATGCCAATATTGTGTGAAAATAACAAACCAAGATTGTTATATCATATTAAAAGAAGAGGTTATAGGGGTTTTTCAATGAACAGACCAGATAAAGTTTGGAATAAACTATCTGTAACAGAAAAAGAAATAGGTGGTATACCTAACACGTCAGAAGACATTAAACAAGCTCATGCAGCTGCCATTGAAACTTATATTGAAAAATATGTAGGTGTTAATGAAGATGGTGGTGGTAATATATATTTTAATAGAACATTAAATGACTGGGCTAGATTTGATATAAATAAAAGAACAAAGTTTGATGCAACAATAAGTTCAGGGCTTGCTATAATGGCTTGCAATAGACATTTGTATCATCCCAAACCTAAATTTGAAAAACCTAGTTTAGATTTAAAAATTTCAAGATATAATAATAAAGGTACGCATTCGCAAATAATACAATAATATGGCCGAATCAATTTTAAAAAGTTCATTTCCTAGTCAAATTGCTAGTGATGCTGAAAAAGCAGGTTCAGAATATGGACTTAAGGTAGCTAGGGCTATTGAACACGAGTGGTTTAAAAGAGATAGTGGTGCTACTCGATTTTATTCGAATAGAGACGAATATCATAGATTAAGGCTGTATGCAAGAGGCGAGCAGTCAGTTAAAAAATATAAAGATGAATTATCTATTAATGGTGATTTGTCTTATCTTAATTTAGATTGGAAGCCTGTACCAATTATTCCTAAATTTGTAGACATTGTAGTAAATGGAATGTCTGATAGATTATATGATATAAAAGCATATTCTCAGGATAGTTCAAGTATAAAGAAAAGAACTGATTACGTTGAATCTATATTAACTGATATGCAAACAAGAGCTATATCAGATCAAATTCAACAACAGCTTGGAATAAATGTGTATAGCAACGATCCTGAAACTTTACCAGAAAATGAGGAGGAGCTAGCATTACATATGCAGCTTGAATACAAGCAAGCTATTGAAATTGCACAGGAGCAAGCAATCAATGTTGTATTAGACACTAACAAATATGATTTATTAAAAAGAAGAATAAATTATGATTTAACTGTTTTAGGCATAGGTGCTGTTAAAAACAGTTTCAATAAAGCAGAAGGTATTAAACTAGATTATGTTGATCCAGCTAATCTTGTTTATTCTTATACTGAATCTCCATATTTTGATGATATATATTATATAGGTGAAGTTAAAAGTGTTACTTTAAATGAATTAAAAACACAATTTCCTGATCTAACAGATGATGATTTACAAAAATTAAGTAAACAAGGTAATCAAACATCAGCTGCTCATAATAGATTTATAAATGAGGATAGTACGTTAGATGCTAATACAATACAGGTTTTATATTTTAATTTTAAAACATATAAAAACGAAGTATTTAAGATAAAGAAAACTGCTACTGGTGCAGATAAAGCATTAAAGAAAAATGATCAATTTAATCCACCTAAAGATAAAAGATCAGATTTTCAAAAAGCATCAAGATCAGTTGAAGTAATATACGATGGTGCATTTGTAATTGGAGTAAATAAATTACTTAAATGGGAAATGTCAAAAAATATGACACGTCCTAAAAGTGATACTACAAAAGCTATGTTTAATTATAGTGTTGTAGCACCTAGAATATATAAAGGAAGAATTGAATCTTTAGTAAGCAGAATAACAAGCTTTGCTGATATGATTCAATTAACACATTTAAAACTACAACAAGTATTATCAAGAATGATACCTGATGGAGTTTATTTAGATGCAGATGGATTAGCTGAAATAGATTTAGGTAACGGAACTAATTATAATCCGCAAGAAGCATTAAACATGTTTTTCCAAACAGGTAGCGTTATTGGTAGATCAATGACGACCGATGGAGATATGAATGCAGGTAGAATGCCTGTACAAGAATTAACATCTAATGGTGGTAATAATAAAATAAGTTCACTTATAAATACTTATAATTATTATTTACAAATGATTCGCGATGTGAGTGGATTAAATGAGGCTCGTGATGGAAGTACACCTGATTCAAATGCATTAGTTGGTATTCAAAAAATGGCTGCTGCAAATTCTAATACAGCAACTAGACACATATTACAAAGTAGTTTATATTTAACAGCTCGAACAGCTGAATCAATTAGTTTACGTATATCTGATATATTAGAATATTCTCCGACTAGAGAATCATTTATATCAAGCATTGGTAGATTCAATGTTGCTACGCTTGAAGATGTTAGAAATATGCACATGCATGATTTCGGTATATTTATTGAGCTAGCACCAGATGAAGAAGAAAAACAATTACTTGAAAATAATATTCAGCAAGCATTATCAAGAGATCAAATATATCTTGAAGATGCAATTGATATTAGAGAAGTAAAGAACTTAAAACTTGCTAATCAATTACTTAAAGTTCGTAGACGTAAAAAGCTAGAACAAGATCAAGCAACAGCTCAACAAAATATAAAAGCTCAAGCAGATGCAAATTCTCAAAATACTCAAGTAGCTGCTCAAATGGAAATACAAAAGAATCAAGCTATTACACAACAAAAAGCAGAGCTTATACAAATTGAGAATAATCTTGAAATGCAAAAAATGCAGCAAGAAAAAGAGCTTAAAAAAGAATTAATGAAATACGAATTTGATCTAAATATTGCTATTAAAGAACAAGATAGTAAAATGTTAGATGAAAAAGAAAAGTATAAAGAAGATCGAAAAGATGAAAGAACTAGAATACAAGCTAGTCAACAATCTAAACTTATAGAACAAAGAAAAGATCGCAAAGGAGAACAAGAATTTGAATCTGCTGGTAACGATACCATGGGTAGTGGATTTAATTTAGAAATGTTTGAACCAAGATAATAAATACCCACAATTAATTATATAATATTTTATCATGTCAGAAGAAACAACAAACCAAGAAGAAACTTTACAAGAAACTGTAGAGAAACAGGCTGAAGTAAATACCGAAGCCCCACAGCAGGATAGTCCGAAAAATGTATCAGTAGATGAAGACGGAACTATTAAAATAGATTTAAGACAACAACCAGAAACAAATCAAGAAGATGCCGTTCAAGAGCAAAGCACAGATGAGATTCCTGTACGCGACGAACCCACAGTTAGCGAAGGAGTACAAGAACAAAACATCGAAGCAACAACTGAAGAACCTTCCGGAGAAAGTACGCCCGATAACAATGAAAGCGAAGTACTTGAATTAGTAGAAGAACAAGAAGAGGTTGTTGAACAAGAAGCAACATTAGCGGATAAAATAAAAGATATTCCTAATAAGCTTAAAGAGCAACAAGAAGACGTAAGTAATACTAAAGAGCTACCAGAGAATGTAGATAAACTAATTAAGTTTATGGAAGAGACTGGTGGAACTTTAGAAGATTATGTAAGTCTTAATAAAGATTACAGTGCAATGGATGATATGGAAATACTCCGTGAGCACTATAGAAAAAATAAACCGCACTTGGATGAAAGTGAAATTAACTTTTTAATTGAAGATTCTTTTTCTTATGACGAAGAAGTTGATGAAGAAAGAGATATTAAACGTAAAAAGTTAGCATTAAAAGAAAGTATTGCTGAAGCAAAATCAAATCTATCTAGTTTAAAAAGTAAATATTACGATGAACTTAAGTTAAGTTCAAAGTTAACTCCAGAACAAGTAGAGGCGGTTGAGTTTTACAATAGTTATAAAGAAGAACAGGAAGCTGTTCAACAGCAGTCGCAACAACAAAGAACTGTATTTGAAGAAAAAACAAATCAATTGTTTTCCGAAAATTTCAAAGGTTTTGAATATAAAGTAGGTGATAAAAAATACAGATTTAATGTTAAAGACGTAAACAATGTTAAATCGAGTCAATCTGATATCAATTCATTAGTTAGCAAGTTTGTTAATGATAATAATGAGATGTCGGATGCAGCTGGATACCATAAAGCATTATTTACAGCGATGAACGCTGATTCTATTGCCAACCATTTTTATGAGCAAGGTAAAGCAGATGCAATTAAAACGCAGATGGCTGAATCTAAAAACATAGATATGGGACCAAGGGGAACGCATGAAGCGGTAACTACGGATTCAGGTATTAAAATTAGAGCTGTTGCAGGTGATGATTCTTCACGTTTAAGAATAAAAATGAAACAATAATTTTAAACCTAAAATAAAATGGGATTATTTGAAACAGGTGGATCATTTCCAGCGGGACTGACTCCATCGCCAACTAAAACACTTTTTTCAGGAAATTACCTGACTTTTGATTCTGCTTCTGGAGGTGGAACATTTGCACAACAATTCTTACCAGACGTATATGAAAAAGAAGTAGAGCGTTACGGAAATCGTTCTGTATCTTCTTTCTTACGTATGGTAGGTGCTGAAATTCCTTCTGCATCAGATCAAATTATTTGGTCAGAGCAGGGAAGATTGCACATTGCTTATGATGATGCTACTGTAACTGCTGCTACAAGCAAAATTGCAAAAACTGGACACTCTGTAAGAGCTGGACAAACTGTTGCAATTACACAAGGTCTAACTACTGTTAAAGCTGTTGTAACAAACGCTGACACAGATAGTGATGGCAATGCTTTTACTGCTGTACCTTATACAGGAGGCGATAACTTAAGTGATGCTGGACTAGCTGACGGAACTGCAAAAGTATTTGTTTACGGTTCTGAATTTGCTAAAGGAACTGCCGGAATGGTAGGATCTGTAGATGCTGGATTCCAACAGTTTAGTAACTCACCTATTATCATTAAAGATAAGTATTCAATCTCAGGATCTGATGCTGCTCAAATTGGATGGGTTGAAGTTACAACTGAAAATGGAGCTTCTGGATACCTATGGTACCTAAAGTCTGAGCATGAAACAAGACTTCGTTTTGAAGATTATCTTGAAATGTCAATGGTTGAAGGCGAACTAGCTACTGCTGGTGCTGGAGCTGCTGACGCAGGATACAAAGGAACTGAAGGTCTTTTTGCTGCAATTGAAAGCAGAGGAAATATTTATCAAAACTTTAATTCAGGTGAAGCTACACTAGCAGACGCAGGTGCTGACAGAACTGCACTTGGAGATTTTGATGAAATTCTTAAGAATCTTGACAAGCAAGGTGCTATTGAAGAAAACATGTTATTCTTAAACCGTGCAACTGCATTGGCTTTTGATGATATGCTGGGTGCTGTAAATGCTCACTATAACGGAGGATCTTCTTTCGGAGTATTTAACAACAGCGAAGATATGGCTCTAAACTTAGGATTTAGCGGTTTCCGTAGAGGATCTTATGATTTCTACAAAACTGACTGGAAATACTTAAATGATGCTGCAACACGTGGTCTTACTGAAGATATTGATGGTGTACTTGTGCCTGCTGGTACTT